GGTGGGAAAAAGCACATAAAGGGGCCTTAGTGGCTGAGGGAGAGGAGGAGCGTAAGAAGCAGGAGGAGCGTGCGCGTTTCGTTTGACCCCCCATGATACACTATATCTAGTCAAGGCAAAGTATGTCTTGGCTAGACATCCTCAACAGCGGGGCAATCCCGCAACCAATGCCGGGGCTCCTTTGCTTTTCTCTCCTTTTAGCAGAGTTGTGAGCCCCGGCCTCGACTTTAACTGCGATGACGAGAAGGATTACGCAGGACTGAATGCTGGCGCTTCGTCCAGTGACTTCGCTCGTCGGTATCACCAGCACACATCCCTCCCTTGCGGGAGGACTACCCAGCACATCACTGGGGCAATGAAAGATTGTAGTCGATAGAACATTCGGCAGCCTTAGAGCGCAAGTCCGAGTTTGAGATTGCAACACGAGCCGGGGGTCTCCATAGCGGGGCTCCCGACGACAAAGAATTTTATGGCAGACATACCTGAAGAGGAACCACTCTTCTCAAAGTTGACTGAGGAAGAGCAAGTGGCATACAATGAATTGCGGCTGCTTACCACCACATACGTCTCAGACGCGGTGCGCAGAGAATGCGAAGCGGAGATGGAAGCCGCTAAAAAGAGAGGATGGAAATACAGATGACGGTTATTTTAGTGTTGCTATTCCTCGCAACGTTCCTCACGATTGATTACGTGAAGACTCAGTACGAACACAGAAAACTCGACACACTGTACCGCAGCGAACGGCGCGGCATGATGTTCACCACTCCCGGCTTTGAAATGCTGGGTGCTTTGGCTCAAGACGGTGGAATCCCGTATGAGGAGTTCACAGAGTACGGTGCTAATATCTAAGTTTGAAAAGATTCGGCAATAATACTGATGTCCCTGAGTGGGCTCCACAGGATTGCCGATAGTCGCACACCGTCTCCGGTACAGGAGCGGGAATGTGTGCATAGTCCGTCCGTGGGTGGCTCACGGCTTTACGGCGCGGGACAAAGTAAACCGCATTGGTGTAGCGTTGCACTATGGCCAAACTCAACGCACCCGCGACACCTCGCTCCTCACCCCCGTACAGGGTACGAGTTCGGGACTGTCGCTTCAGGGAGCCCCGTTCCCCCCTAAACTTGTTAGCCGACTCCTTCGCGTAGGAGACGCTGGTAAACGGAAATATTTCAGAAACTGGAAGTATTAAGAGAGCCCTGCCATAACTGGTAGGGCTTTTTGTTTGTTTGCTCAAAAGTACTGAGGTATGGTGAGCCTTGGAGAATTGCGGTGCGATCCGACAAGACGCTTCGAAAGTACTATCGACTCATTAACAAAAAATTCTTTAACAACGAACTACCAGACAATGTATGTGTGAGGTATCTCAGCGCACTTGAGAAGGAAGAATTTGAAGACACGTACTTTGCCTGGACGAGCAAAGTTGATGATGGACGACACAAGTACGTCATCGTTGTAAGCAAAGATAAAAATCCTGGTTGGACCGCTGTGTTGGCAACTTTGGCACACGAGTGTTGCCATATCGCAACCGGAATGAAAGATGCGCACGGACCCGCCTTTGAAGCGCAGAGACAACTAATAGCGGACAGAGGCATTTTTAAGAAAGGCGCTTTGTTGAGAGGCGTAACGATTTTCTAGTTGTAAAAATAAAACACACGAGGAGACTCAGAATGAGCATCGAGAGCGAAGTGAAGACAATTGAAGGTGAAGTAGTAGCAGAAGTCAAGAAGGTTGTAGCCGAGGTAGAGAAAGTTGAAAAGGCTGCGGTCGTGAAGATTACGGCAGAGGAGAAGCTCGTGCTTGCCGAGGCAGAAATTGAGTATCTTAAGGCTTCTGCACAAATCCAGCAACTCACAAAGACTACCGAAGCGAAGGCTAAGGAGTATACAGCGGCGGTCGAGGGATTTCTAGTCAAGTACGGTCTCGATAAAATTTCCTACGTATTCGACGGCGTTAAGAAAGAGTTCCAACTTGTCACAAAGAAATTGTAGGTAAACGCATGGCAGACTCAAATGAACTGCCAAAGGGCACTGAAAATCCTTTGGCAGTCACCACACTAGTTATAAAAAACAGACTCGGTGGTGGAACACACATACAGCAGAAGGACGCCAAGGGCAAGTGGCTAAAGAAAGTTAAGCCCTTAATCCCAACTGTGGAGTTTACACGGCAAGAACGCAAGGCCCTAAGCAAAGTACGTGCTGATGGCATGACTGAGTACATGAAGGCATTCATGAATCTCCTTCGCATTGCTCAGTACGAAGGCGATGGTGGGGAAGACGAATCCAAGTTGCGCATGGCAGCAGTACAGGCATTCAAAGAATTAAGACTCAGTGCGCTGGGTAAGCCAGCACCGTCCGAAGTGGAAATGGACAAGTTAACGACTCAGCCAGTTAAAGTGGTGATCATAAATTCCCCTGAATTGATGCACCCAGAAGTACAGCAAGAAAAAAAGCAGGAAGTATTGAAACCTAGCTTTGCAGAAGTAACAAGTATACACACAAATCCCAAGGTTTAAGAACAGTAACTTACCTCAGAAAGTACTCAGATGCCCCGCAAGAAAATCACGGACGCAGTAGAGCTGCCAAACTACCTTAATGCTGACGGCACCCTTAATTTCGAGGCTATCTTTAAATTTCAGCCGAAACAAACAGAACTCCTCCGTAACGTTGTAAGGGGAGCAAAGACGTATGTACAACCTGCGGCCCAGCAGTGCTTGAGCGTAGGCGGTATTCGCTCTGGTAAAACGTGCGGTTGGTTACTTTATTTGGTTATGCACTACGCCTTGGCTTTTAGTGGGTGCAATGTTTTGGTACTCAGACGCACATTTAAGGAGCTGGAGAGTGGCGCAATTTCAGACTTGAAAACCTTCGTCCCAAAAGAGTTGTATGATTACGACCAAACGAAACACGTAGCCACTTTCAAGAATGGTTCCAAAGTAATTTTTGGGCATTGCCAAAATTTGCGCGAGCGCGACATCGAACAATATTTGGGCAGTGCATATCCAGCAATTCTTGTTGATGAATGTGGTCAATTTTCAGCGGACGCGTGGATGATGTTGTTTTCCAGAAACGTTGTGAACCCTGGTTGCCAGCGTGACGAAGCAGGAAACCTTCCTGTGCCAGTCATCATTGGTTGCTCGAACCCACTTGGCCCACACTACGAGTACTATAGACAGCTATTCGTAGAAAAAGAACCATGGAATAAACCCGAGGACGCTCGCAAGGATGAGACCAACGGTACGTGGTGGGTGAGTGAGGGTGGAGAGTGGCGTTGCATTTATGACCCACGATCTTATGCCTGTCAACGTTCAACAGTATTGGATAATCAAGAACTTCTTAAGCGCGACCCCGGTATTATTGCGCGTTTGATGAGCCTGCCCAAAGCCAAGCGGGACAAGATGCTGCTTGGACTAGACGGCACAGTAGAAGGCCAGTATTTTGACGTGTTTGACGAGTATTACCATGTAATAAACCTTAGAGAAGACCCCGACGCGATAATTTGGCAGGAATACCAACCTGTATGGATAGGGCAAGACTGGGGCATGGTCCACGCCAATGCGGCGTTCTTTTTCACAAAGGCACTGTGTAAAACATCAATCGGAGACGATTACAAACTCAAGACGGTTTGCTTTGCAGAGGCTGTGGTAACGGGTGGAAAAACCATGCAACAGTTGGTTTCCATACTTTCTAGCAAATGCAAGTTGCCAAATGGCACACCTTTCAAACCAAAAAACATTTACTTCTCGCATGAAAAGTTTGCGAGACAGATGGAGGCACGTTCTCCAGCAGATGAGTATTCTCGTGCGCTCAAGGAAATGGGTATGCCTCCCGTAACACCTGCTACGAGAGACCGCATAGGTTCAGCCTCTCTTATGTACAACATGTTTAAGAGTGGAGACCTAGTTATACTTGACACGTGCAAAGAAATTATCTTAGCCATACCGTCGCTGATGAGAAATCCTGATGAGCTGGATGACGTTCTAAAGGTTGACGCAAAAGGCGACGACGTTTATGACGGCTTCCGTTATGGGCTGTACGGCCACCTCGCAGCACGTAAAAAGCCTATGGCAGATGTGCAACGAGATCGTTTGAAGGAGCTGGTCAAGACAGACCCTCTAGCAGCTCACTTCTACAATCTAAAGCTTACTGAAGACGCCAAAGCAAGGACTGTGTGCTTTGTTCAGAAGGATCAACCCGTTTGGGTAGGAAAATCTAAATGAGATTCACAGAAAAACTCAGAATGTATTGGGATGACCTGTTCTACCCTGCATTGGTGGAGCGTTTGGAAACTGATTTGCTTATGGCGCGGTCTGATATTCAGCAAATGAAACTAGACAAAGACGCAACGATTGCCGAATTAAGAGCAGAGAAAGCCCAGCTATCCGCCAAGTGCATGCTTTACGAGTCGAACATAAATCTAAGAGTAGGCATAAGCCCAGCAAGTAAAAGGCTGGAACTTCCTCACTTCGCAGATTTCAGTTCCCCGCCGCCAAAAACGCGCTGGCAAATGGAAAGCGATGCACACGACGCGAGAATGGCTAAGGAACGAGAAGAGGAAGACGCAGCGAAAGCAAAGGCTGCAAAAGGAGTGTAACGTGGCAGAGAAAGATGAAGAAAAACTTGGCGAGATTTGCCATGTTAGTATCTGCAAAGTGGAGAATGGGTACAAGATTGGTTGCATGTATGAGTCGGAGCAGTCTCTATCGTCTCGCGCAGGTTGGGTTCCGCCCACAGCTTGTACATCCAAAGACTACGTTGAGAAGACTAAGGCCGCTGTCATTGAACGGCTGAAGAAAGTTCTATAAAATCGGCAAAGCCGAAGAGGAGTAACAATGTTTCAAGCCAAAGATGGTAAGAAGTTCGGATCGTCCTTTGCTGGTAAGAACTACGACGAAAAGCACAGTTCTGATGGCATGCACAAAATGGGTGAAGCATCCGAAGAGGCCAACGAATCCCCTGAAGTAGAACAGGAAGAACAGAAGCAGGGCGAGGAACCAAAAGAGGAAAATGAAGACACAGTGCATCCCGTTGTGGCAGAGCATGGCAAGGCGCACACCGTACACATCAAACACCACGAGGGCGGAAAGAGCCATGTGATGTCGCACCACCCGGACGGCCACACCAACATGAGTGAGCAC